TCGCTACCTATGGTCGAGATAAATTCGGCAACAAATTCAGTGTCGATGGCGGAAGACACAGTGGAGACCACAATACTTCGTGTGGAAACACCCTTCTCCAAGGACTCGCCATCCTATTCTGTGTCTGCTTCTACGACAACTCACTTACCAAGGACGCCGTTCTCCCACGGGCGAAGGACATCATTGCCAAATATTCCATCACTCTACCGTTGCTAGGCGACGACAACATGCTCATTGCCGACGAGAGTCTTATTCGCTCTATACCACTACGAGCCCTCCTTTTAAAGTTGGGACTCGAGCTCGAACCTAAAGTCCACCTGGGACCTGACGCCGCTTACCACGCCACCTTCTGTTCATCACGGTTCTATCCCGTCGAAGGCGGCACTTGTGTCATGGGACCAGGCATTGGACGCGGTATTGCCAAGTCCGGTTGGTACGTAAATCCCCCTGTGTCAAAAGATCCCGAAACTCTTCTTCGTGCTGATTCTATTAGTAAGATACAGGACTGCTCCTTCATCCCATTCCTATCCCAACTGTGGCGCAAAAACCATGAGCTCACGAAGGGCAAAGGTGCGTATACCACCAGAGAGATGCAGCGGACAAATCAACACAACGCCCACGCCAGTCACCAACACATGGCGTGTATGGACACCTATCGCATGGTCGAGGCAGTCTACGGACTCACTCTCAAAGACCTCGACAATTACAACGAACTCCTCGCCAAAGTCACTTCACTTCCGTGTGTCGTTGACTATGCCCCTCTATCGCAGGCCATGATAGTTGATGGTGTGCTTGCGTCGGACGAGGAGATGATGGATGTTTGTCTTGACGACACCCCATCAATGACCACCGAAGACTACGATGCCACCTTGAAACGTGTTGCTACCTATGTCTTCCTTGACGACTCGCTCGGCGTCAAGCTTCGTGTCGAAGAGCTACCCCCTTCCGCCTCTGATCAATCCATCAATCCTATGGAGATCGAGGACAATGGCTGCTAAAGCAGCCTTTTGCTGGTCCTATCCGCAACCCGTCGTCTACACGTGTTGCTGGTAAAGACCTGCGAGTGGTTCCAAGGCCACCGGCCCTCAGTCCGAACAGGGCATTCTGAGGACCAGCAATCAAACATTGAGCATTGACTCGGGGATGCATGTCAGGTGCCCATCAGATATCTCGCCTGCCATCCTAACCCAACGCACCCCGTTATACACCCATGTCCTCACGCGCCACAAAGAACAAGGGTAAGACAGCCAAAGCAGCGAAAGCTGTAGCAAAGAAAGTCACTAAGCAGGTCAAAACTGCTTTGGGCGATCTCAAGGCTGCACAAAATAGACGCCTAGCCCGGTCAAGGGCTAAGGCTCTCACAAACAGCAAAGTCTACGCA